GAAGCAGGTTGTGGATAGGTTTGGGCGCAAGATTTTCTATGACGAGAATGGGATTGCTCGCGGCCCGAATGATTGGCAACAGGCTGACGGCCGGTGGGTGCAGGGATGACTGACGCTGAGAGGGCTGTCATTGGCGCTATCCTTCTAGATTCCCGCGTGTTCGTTCTTGCCGAGAAGGAAGTTTCGGGCGAAGATTTCGAGGATATGCGGCTAGGCGAACTATGGTCTGGTATTGCACGGATGATTCACGACCGGCAGCCCGTCGATGTGTTGACTGTCTCTGCGAAACTGTCTGAGTGGGGTTTGCGCGGTATCGAGGCGGCAGACTTACACAAACTGGTGGCTGATGTTCCTACGGCGTCGAATGTCGCACACTATGCACGACTGGTCAGGGATGATTCGGTTCGCCGGCAGATACGGCAAGTGTCTGCGAAAGCTATCGCCCGTGCTGACGAGGGTAGGGTGAAGCCGGCTGAGACTGTCGCTGACGCTATCAAAGACTTCAGGGATGTGCAGTCTGGTGCTATCCGTGAACAGTTGGATGCGAAACGGCTTGACGATGTGGCGGTGCAGGATACTGAATATGACTGGCTTATTGATGGATTGTTGGAGCGTAAGGATCGGCTCATCGTTACTGGCTCTGAGGGTGCAGGTAAAAGCACTTTTGTTCGCCAGTTTGCGGTGATGTCTGCTGCGGGCATTCATCCTTTTACTTTGCAGCCGATTGAACCGTTGAATGTGTTGGTTGTGGATGCTGAGAACTCGGAACGCCAGTGGGCGCGTGCTGTTCACCGGATGTTGTTTGCGGCGAAAGCTAAAGGCGCAGGAGACCCAGGCTTGAATGTCAGGTTGGCGTGTTCCCCACGGTTGGATATAACCCGCGATTCACATTTGGGTCAGATTCACCGGCTTATTGACGAACACCAGCCTGACCTTGTATGTATCGGCCCTCTCTACCGGCTGTCACCTAACGCTTTACAGACTGATGATGACGCAGCACCCGTGCTAGCAGCTTTGGATACTATCCGTGACCGTAACCTTGCGCTTATCATTGAGGCTCATGCTGGTCATGCGATGAATGCTGGCGGTGAAAGGAATCTGCGGCCTCGTGGTTCGAGTGCGCTTCTTGGTTGGCCTGAGTTCGGGTACGGGTTGCGGCTTGTACCTGCTACTGGTGAAATGCAGTTCAGCCAGTGGCGTGGTGATCGTGACGCGCGTGAATGGCCAGAGCTATTACGAAAAGGTAGTCAATTCCCGTTTGAGGTGGTTCGATGAACGAGGCACAGTTACGCGGCATAGATTTACGCAAGCTCGAGACTGAACGCTTCGACCATTTCAACCACACTGTCACTATGATGCGGCACTATGAGAGAGCAAACCGTTTCTACAACCGGATGAAAGGCGTGAACGCGGTGCTTGCATTCGGCACAGATTTCGACAAGACTAGAGCAAAGGTTCAACAGAGCCTTGAAAGAGAGGAAATATCGGGGATGACTCCGCAAGAAATCGAGGCGGCTATGGCTGCCATTACGAAAGCGTCTAACTATTTAGACAAATATCAGACCATAACGATTGTGTGTCAAAACTATTTGGCAAACAAGATGAGCGCTGAGGTGGCGCTTGAGAACATTATCCGAGTGATTGGGGAATAAGCGTGGCGAAAGTATCTGAACTGGTCGGCTATGTCGGCAAGTGGTCGAAGAATCAAGACCAGCATCCGAACTGGGCGTTGAAGCTGTCTGAAGCGCACGGTAAGGGTGACGAGAAAACCTACACTGATTGGACTGTGAAAGTGTCGAAGGCTTCGGGTCTCGACCTTGCCAAGTTCCAGCCTGGGGATCGGGTGACTGTTGCTGGTCGTTCGACGACTGAAGTGCGCGAGTATGAGGGCAAGAGTTACAAGAATCTTGTTTTGTGGGCTGACAGTATTGAGAAGGCTGAGCAGAAGTCTGCTATCCCGAATAATTGGGTTGAGGTGGATGATGGCGCACCTTTCTGAACCGATTGAGCTTGACCTTACGGATGAGCAGGCTTTTATTGTGAGCGTGTTTATTCGTGAGGGTGAGTTGCGGGAGCGTGAACGCATTATCGCGCTACTCGAAACCGAGGCAACCATTTACGCCGATGGACTGCTAGACCCTGCGGAGGTTATCGCGCTTATCAAGGGGGAGAACGAATGAACCGTGAGGTTATCCGCGCCGCAGGGATTATGTCTAGAGCGATTGACGCTTATGGAAATGAAATTCGCAAAGCTGAACAGACTCGCATTATCGCGCTACTCGAAGAAGAAGCATCAGCTAACGATGATGTCAAGAATCCTTACGATGCCGAATATATTCGCGCACTCATAGGAATTATTAGAGAGGGGACAGCGTGAAGATAGTTCTGAACCTGTATGTGTTGAGCATGGTGGTTACTTTCATCCTGCTGGCACTCACCACCACTGAGCCAGTGCTTGCCGTTCTCGGCTACCTTTTCGGTGCAACACTTGGACTCGCACTCCTGCTGTCATTTCTGAAGGGTGGCCGTAATGGGTCTGCTTGACGACATGAATCCGCACAAGACAGCTACGGGCTGTAAAGTCTGGAAGATTCGTCAGGGTCTCGAGCCGTCGGATCAGAAACTCTGGGATGCGATGATTAATGACGCAGAGTTATGGAAAGCTGAGACCCTTTCACGCCAACTACGGCCCCGCGGCATTCAGGTAGCATCATCGGTTATCCGACTGCACCGCGACATGAACTGTGCTTGCCGTAACCTTTAACCATGCTCGAGAACTTGCAGCCAGCTGAGCGTATCCAGCAACGCCAAGAAGTCAGACCTTCGGTTGAGTTCGACGGCTATGAGGGTACGGCGGTAACGCCAGGCTATGCGGGCGAAGCAAACTTTGACGAATTCCTTGCCGATGCTGGCATTGACGCTGACGGTATCGAAGTGATACCACCAGTGAGAACCTCAAGATGGCAAGCGCAACGCAAGGCTGATGATGGCGGTACAGAGACGGTCTGGCTGACCAGCTATCGGTTTACTTTCCGTAAGAAGTCTGGCGGCATCGATTTACCGTTACTTCTTGCTGAGGGCCGCAAGAAACTCAAACCTAGACAGCTCGCCACGAATGCAGATAAGTGTTTGGTCATCTTGTGGAGCGACCTGCAAGTGGGCAAGGTTGACTATCGGGGCAACAGCCAGACTCTCATCGAACGGGTCGAGCTTATGCAAGACCGGCTCATTGACCTTGTGAAGCGGGAGAAGCCAGCGAAGATAGTGTTTGCTGATACTGGCGATGTTGTCGAGAACTTCAGTAACGCGGCATCTATGGCTCAACTCCAGTCCAACGATCTCAGCATCATGGAGCAGGTAGACCTTGCCGCAACATTCGCCTGGGAAACCCTCAAGAAGCTTTACGCCTATGTGCCAGACATAACTTATGCAACTATCGGCTCAAACCATTGTGAATGGCGGGTAAACGGTCAACGGGTAGGTAAAGCAACCGACGACTGGGGCGTGTTCATTGGTAGACAGTTAGCGCGACTGGCAGCCGAAACAAACACCCTCATACGGTTTGTCGAGCCGCAACCACATGACGAATCCCTTGCACTCGATGTGTTTGGGGATGGCTCGCATATTCTTGGACTCGTTCACGGGCATCAAGTCAACCGGCCAGAAGGTCTCGGGGATTGGTGGCGTAAGCAAGCCTTCGGACAACAGCCAGTCTCGGCCGCTAGTATTTTGGCGCATGGACATTTCCACCATCTCAGAGTGACAGAGATGGGTTCTACTCCAACTGGTGGCTCGCGGTTCTTGATAAGCGCAAGCACACTTGACAACGGATCAGGCTGGTTCAAGAAAAACTCTGGTGAAGATTCCGTGCCAGGGTTAGTAACCTTCATCCTCGAGAAAAGCGTCAACTATACGGGAACGGTATATAAACTGTGAAACAGATAACAGACTTGCACGGCATGACACAAGACCGCACTGTATATGTTCTCGGCAGCGGTAAAACACTTGACTATATCGACACAGACTTTTTCAAATACGAGAATGTGTTTGCTACTAATTTTGCCGGACAAATCAAAGGTGTGCTCTCTTACACCGCATTCACCCATTATCACGAAGATGCTTTAGAACTTCTCAAAGAGGATGGCGCAGACTATGTTGTGACACCACGCATACACCAGCACACCGGCCGCGAATGGGAACACGGCGACTATCCCCACCTTGTCTTAGTTGACATGATAGAAAACTTCCCGCCAGGCGCAGGATTCAACCCGTTCATCTATTCAGGCACAGGCAACCATCTACTGTTCGGATCATCCTCGCTACATGGCACGATGCATCTCGCCGCCTATGCGGGAGCATCCACCATCATCCTTGTCGGCGCAGACTGCGGAACACTTGACGGCGAACATAGGATTGACGGTTATCCTGACGGCGACAAACATTGGGGCCTCTATAACGGACATCTTGAACTTATGAAGGCATGGCTGAAGCAAGAATACGACTGCAACATTTACAGCCTCAACCCGTTCGTAAACCTCAACCTAGAAGGTCACAGGTTTGACGGCGTATGAACGGATCAAACACTTACGAGGAACGCAACAGTATCGCTTTCAACAAAGGCGAAAACCTATTCGTGGACTGGGCGCAAGACAACGGCTACACACTCCACCGGCTAGGGTTTGACGAGAAGCAAGGCAAAGTCTCCGGCTTCTACAAGCTCGCATCATATATACGCCACCTGCCAGACTTCATCGTCTCCAAAGGCGACATGATGGCACTCGTAGAAGTCAAAGGCTCAACCAACTTCAAACAGTCAGACTATGAACGGCTAGGCGAAGCCTTCTATATCTACTCCACTAGGGAATGCCCTCTCTACTATGTGTTTGCTACCGACCAAGGCATCACATGGAGAACAGGTCTCGAGGTTGCTGAACTGTATGAGAAAGCCGAAGACCAACAGTGGGATGACGGCGTAACCTATCGGCGGCTATGGTGACAGCAATATTCGCCTACATCATCCTTCTACTCGCCATGATAGGAGCAACCATGCCACGATTCGCCCGCGCCTGTCTCGGATGCAAACAACTCACAAACGACGGTTCATATTGCACAAACTGTTCTAAAGCATTCGAGAGGGTACGCGACGCCGACCCTACCCGCCGGCAGAAGAAGGCCACCCTCTACGACGCCACCTACCGCAAACAAGCAAAGCAAGTAAGACAGACAGCAACAACCTGCCACCTATGCGGCGAACCAGCACGACTCAACGATCCGTGGGAAGCCGACCACCTCACCCCAGGCGACCCAACCTCACCACTCGCAGCCGCACACCGAAGCTGCAACCAAAAACGAGGCAACAAACCACTTCAATAAACAACACAACAAACACACACATAGGCCCACCGGCATCAATACCGGGTGGGTCTTTTCCTTATGAATGCGCAGGAGTTCACCCCGCAGCCCCAACTTTTTTGCATACCCGCGAAAAAAGGCCTTCGGCTCGGCTAGACTTGTTGGCATGGGTAGACCGGCTAAACCGATTGAGCAGAAGCTGATGCAGGGGAATCCTGGTAAGCGGGCTTTATATACGAGTGATGCACTTGCGCCGCTCGAGTATGGCTATGTTTCGCCGCCTGATGATTTGGGTGAGATTGGTCGCGCGTTTTGGGATTCGATTTTTGGTGCGGGCGAGTTGTGGATTTCTGTTCGGACTGATACTCAGCTTGTTCATTTGGTTTGTTTGCAGCTTGACCGTCGTGCGATGTTGGCTGAGTTGTTTGTTGCTGATCCGGCTGACCGTAAGGTGAACATGAGTTTGTTGGAGACTGAGCGTGAGATTACGCGCGGTTTGTCGATGCTTGGTTTTTCACCGGCTGACCGTACTCGTCTTGGTTTGGTGAGTGCTAAGACTAAGAGTAAGTTGCAGGAGCTTCTCGAGGCGAAGAATGCTGGCTAGTTGGCCGCCGCTTTATTTGACTCCTGTCGCTGATGATGCGCTTGAGCGGTCTGATGGTAAGTGGGCTTCTGCGTTTGCTGAGGCGTTTGGTTCGATTGGTAAGGATGGTATTGCTGGTCGCGCTGGTGAGCCTCTCGTTTTGCGTGATTGGCAGCGGTCTTTGCTGGATTGTTTGTATGCGCGTGATGAGTCGGGCGGCTATGTGGCGCGTACTGCTCTGATTGGTATGCCACGCAAGAATGGTAAGAGTGCGCTTTCGAGTGCTGGTATTGCTATTTATTCGCTGATGGCTGAGGGTGTGCAGGGTGCTGAAGTGATTGTTGCTGCGGCTGAGAAGGAACAGGCGCGGATTGTTTTCGGTGAGGCTAAAAGAATGGTCGAGTCAAGCGAGCTTGCTGATGAGGTGCAGATTTTTCGTGACTCTATCTATGTGCCTTCGACTCAAAGCGTGATGCGGGTTGTTTCAAGTGAGAGTTACAGCAAGGAAGGTTATTCCCCCAGCAGGATTATTCTTGATGAACTCCACGCGCACCGCGACCGTACTTTGTTTGATGTGTTTTCACTGGCTATGGGTAACCGTGGTTCGCTCGCCCAGTTGGTCGCTATCACGACGGCCGGCGTGAAGTCTGATATTACGGGTCAAGACTCAATTGCTTATTCGCTGTATCAGTATGGCAAGAAGGTTGCTAACGGTGAAGTAATTGACCCTAGCTTTTTCATGGCGTGGTGGGAAGCACCTGAGTCTATGCCTTATGACAAGCCTGAAACTTGGGCTGTCGCCAATCCTGGTTTTAATGACTTAGTGGCTGAGGATGATTTCGCGTCGGCGGTGTTGCGTACTCCTGAACATGAGTTTCGCACTAAGCGCCTGAATCAGTGGGTGAATGTGAAGAATGCTTGGCTTCCTGCGGGTGCGTGGGAGAACCTTGCTGAGGATGTTGAGCTGCTCGAGGATGACGACTATGTGATTGGGTTTGACGGTTCGTTCAAAAATGACTCAACCGCGGTGGTTGGCGTTATTGCGCCACGCTTTGAAGGCGATGTGTACCGTGCTTTTAAGATTGCGGCGTGGGAGAAAGATTTCACCATTGATGATGATTTCTGGATTGTCGATAAGCAGGAAGTGGCGAATACGGTTATCGAGTTTGTGCGGGCGCACCCGAACTGTCGTGAACTCGCCGCTGACCCCTCTTTTTGGCAAGACGAAATGTTCCAGTGGTCACAAGCTGGTATCACTACTGGTGAATATCCACAAACTTTGCCTCGTCTTGTTCCGGCGACGGCGAAACTTTATGACGCTATCCTCACAGGCCAGTTGAAACATGACGGTGATCCGGCTCTTGCTCGTCATATGGAGAATTGTATTTTGAAGATGGATTCGAAGGGGAATAGCCGTTTGACGAAGGATTATCGTAACCCTAAATTGAAGATTGACCTTGCGATTGCTTTGCTGATGGCTTATGACCGCATATCGGCTAGAATAGAACCTGAAGTAGTGCCACAATTTTTCATGTGAGGCGAATATGTCAACCATTCTTCAGATTGCCGGTGCGGTGGCTGTGACTGTCGGAGTCTCGCTCATCTTTTTACCGGCTGGGATTATTGTTGGTGGTTTGCTTTGCGGTCTTATCGGTTTTGCGTTAGGTAAGCAGTAATGGTTTTCAATCGTCTTTTCGAGTCTCGAGCTGTACCGTATCAGAGTATTTTTGCTGCTGGCGGCAGTATTGATTCTGAAACTCTTTCAGGTACTTCTGTAAATAGTGACACTGTTTTTCAGGTGAATGCTGTTTTCAGCGCTGTATCTCTTATTGCTGACACTATTTCTACTCTGCCGGTGGATGTGTTTATTCGCCGCGATGGTGCGCGTTATCCTTTCCGGCCGGCCCCGGCATGGGTGACGAAACCCGATGTTGACTTGCCGCGTGAAGCATTCTATTCGGCTGTGATTACTTCACTTCTCCTTGACGGTAACGCTTTTGTCAGATTGTTTTCTAATGATCGTGGCGAGATTGTGAACATGGTTGTTTTGAATCCGCACACTGTTGAAGTGAAGCGGAATGGTCTTGGCCGTCTCATGTTTAAAGTTGAGGGTGAAGATAATCTTGTTTCTTCTGATGAGATGGTTTTTATTCCTGACTTGTTGAAGCCTGGCACTGTTCGTGGCGTGTCGCGTGTTGAGGCGTTGAAAGAGAACTTTGCTTTGGCGAAGGCGCTCGAGAACTTTAGTGCAACTTTTTTTGGTCAGGGTACGAATACTGCGGGTGTTATCGAATATCCGGGTAATTTGACGGCTGAACAGGCTCAGGATTTGGCGCGTGGTTTTGATGCGCGGCATAAGGGTTGGCGTCGTGGTCATAAGACTGGCGTTCTTACTGGCGGTGCAACATTTAAGACAACACAGATTGACCCTGACAAGTCCACTCTTATTGATAGTCGTCGTATGGCTGTTGAGGATGTTGCCCGCGCGTTTAATATTCCTAGTAATCTGCTTGGCTTGCCGGGAACTAATTCTTATGCGAGTGTTGAGCAAAATAATCTTGCTTGGGTTACTCATGGTCTGCGGCCTATCGTGCAGAAGCTTGAGAATGGTTTTAGTCCATTGATGTCGCGTTATCCTGGCGGCGAGACAGCGTTTGTCCGTTTCAACATGGATGGTCTGTTACGGGCTGATATTAATTCGCGTATGAGTGCTTATAGTGTTGGACTTCAAGCGGGATTCTTGAGCATTAATGATGTTCGTGCGCTTGAGGATTTGCGGCCGGTGGTTGACCCGTCAGCTGATACGGTTCGTGTGCCTCTAGCTAATGTGAACATTGATGCTGCTACTTTGTCTGCCGAGGATAAGCAGGTTGCGATGGCGCAGAAACTTATTCTCGCTGGCTTTGATCCGGCTGAGACTCTTGCGGCTCTTGGTTTGCCAGCTATCGCGCACACTGGCGTTCCTTCTACTCAGTTGCAGCCTGTCTCGCAGATTGCTGATGTGGCTGGCGCTGAAAATGTATACGGAGTGAACTAATGCAAGAGCCAGGCTATCTTGACTTGAATTGTTACCAGGGAGCAACTTTCGATTACACGCTGACTTGGCAGACTGGCGGTACACCTGTCAACCTGACAAGCTATACGGCGCGAATGCAGGTACGCGAATCATATGACGCTGGTACGGCGATTCTTTCGCTCACTAGCGGTACAGGAATCACGCTTGGTGGTACGGCTGGAACTATCGTCTTGAATGCGGCAGCCACAGCAACAGCAGCCCTTGATGGCACACCTAATAAACAATATATTTACGATCTCGAGCTTGTGAATGGCTCTGGGGTGGTGACTCGACTCGTTGAGGGTAACTTCACTGTCTATCCTGAGGTGACTCGATGACTGAAGTTTTAGTTACAGTCACTAAGCCTACTGTCACGGTTGTTTCACCGACTGCCGCGACCGTAACGGTAAGCGATGTTCACGATAAGATTGTTTTGAACAAATTTGATCCTGCTTATATTTCTGTTTTCGATGCGACTACGCAGACTGACGGCGGCGGAACAACCAGTTCGCAAATCACTTTCAGTAATCAAGACATAAATTATGATTTTGGTTTCGCTAACAACACTTTTACTTTTTTGCGTTCTGGAACTTTTATGGTGCAATATTCTGCACAGTTGCGTAATTCAGCAACAAGCATTCAAGATGTCAACATTTTTTTGAAAAAAAATAATCAAGTTGTTCCTGAAAGCTCAACTTATGTTTCAATTCCTAATTCACATGGTGGTTCACCTGGCGATGCAGTTAGTTCTGTAACTTATGTTCAGCAATTTGAGGTGAATGACACACTCCAATTTTGGTGGTATTCGACTAGTACGAGCTGTCAACTTGCTACGATTGCTGCTCAGGCTTCTGGCCCTGAAATGCCGCGTAGTCCTAGCATGATTGTTACGATTGCACAGATTAGTTAGGAAAGATTGTGCCTTATTACATTGAGCAGGGTTGTGATGGTAAACCGGAATGGTGGGCTGTCAAAGATATTGCTGGCGAACAGTTCGGATGCCACGCGACTAAACAGGATGCTATTGACCAGGGTGTTGCAATTTCGCTTGCCGATAATGAGCCTTTTCTAGGCGAAAATAAACCTGAAGATCGTAATGCTGATGGTGAACCGATTATTGTCTGCGATATTGATGGCACTCTTATTCAGGGCGGGGCGCGGGTTGAGCGTGTTTGGTCTTATGTTGAGGATGCTGAGGGTGCGCTGTTTATTGTGACTGGCCGGCCTGAGAATGAACGGTCTGATACTGAAAGCCAGTTGGCTGACCTTGATATTGAGTATTCACGGCTGATTATGAATGATGGCTCTACGGCGGATAGTGCCGAATATAAGAAAGCTACGGCCGAGAAGCTGCTTGAGACTTATGATGTTGTTTTGGCTGTCGAGAATGATGCTAAAACTTTGCGCTACTATCGTGAGCTTGGCATTGATGCTGTAGACCCTGCCGATATTCCTGCAACAGCTTCGGCTGGTAAACTGGGCAAGTACCGTTCGAAGGATGAATTAGTGAATAAGTTTGAAACTCGTATTAGTGCGGCCGAGTTTGAGGTTCGTGAAGAAGCTGATGGTATGCACTTCAGCGGCTATGCTGCCGTTTTTAATTCTCCTTCTGAGCCGCTACCGTTTACTGAACGGATTGCTCCTGGCGCTTTCAAGCGTTCACTTCGCGCCCGTAACGACATTAAGCTTTTATGGAATCACGACACTAGCGAGGTTTTGGGTTCTACTCGCGCTAAAACTTTGAGCCTGTTTGAGGATGAGCGTGGTTTGCGTGTTGAGGCTATGTTGCCGAACACTCAGCGGGGTCGTGATACTGCCGAGCTGTTGCGTCGTGGCGATGTAGATTCTATGTCTTTCGGTTTCTCGGTTATCAAAGATTCTTGGTCTGCTGACGGTAACGAGCGCACACTTAATTCTGTTCGTTTGCATGAGGTTTCGGTTGTGGCTTTTCCGGCTTACAGTGCGACGGCTGGCACAACTTCTGTCCGTTCGCTTGATAAAGTTGCGACTCGTGCCGAGGTTGACGCTGATCAGCTTGCGGCTGCCCTCGATAAGATTGAGGCGGGCGAAGATATTACGCAAGATGAGCGGACTATTCTTTCACAAGTGATTGATAAATTGTCGCCTGAACTTCATCTCGAGCCTGAACCAGAGCAGGGTGATGTTGCTAATCTTGGTTTGTTGGCTTTGAAAAAGAAGCGTCTTGAAATGCTTAAGGGCATCTAATGGATATTGAAGAATGGGATTTGCTCAACGAGCGTCAACAAGAACAAGCTGAAAATTATACAGAACTTGTTTTGAAGTTCGATATGTTCGATCAGTCGTCTGGTGCTGATGGGGCGCATTATGCACCGGCTGATAAAAACCCTTTTAAGGCTGATGGTTTGATATGCCAGAATTGTGTTTTCTTTAATGAAGAAAATAATCAGTGTCAGATTGTTGCGGGCATGATTGAGCCTGAGGCTGTTTGTAAACTTTGGATTATTCCTGAAGCGTCTATTGTTTCTGCTCAAGCTAGTGCTGACGCTATGCGTAAACTTGATATGAAGCGGCGTAGATTGGATTTGCTGAAAAGCATTTAGGTTACAGATGCCCTCGGTTTTCCTTTCGGCCGGGGGTATTCTGTTTTTAGGGGCTGAATAGGTTTCGAAGATATGTAAAACCCCACGAGGGCAACTGTCTGACGCGAGTTCGACTCTCGCCAGCTCCACTGAATACTGAGTATATATATTCGGGGTATACTGTAAATGTCGATGTGAGTAAGCTCTGCGATTTCCTTTTTAGGTTGAGTGTAAGCACCGCCGACAAATCAAACTATTTGGAGTTATTTCTGATGAGTGAGTTCATTAAAACTCAGCAGGAGCTTCGCGCAAACCTCGTATCTCAAATGCAGGAAGCACTTGATGTTGCTGAGGAGCGCGGCGGGCTTGATGCTGAAACGACCGCTAAAGTTGAGGCTATTGAGGCTGACATTCGTAAAGCTTCTGAGGCTATCGCCGTAGCTGAACGCCACGAGGAGCGCAAGGCTGAAGCTGCTGTTGCTGCTCGCGGTTTCATGCCTGTTGAGGAAGCTCGTGGAGATGCAGACATTTTCCGCGCACTTGCTAACGGTGAAATGCGTAACCACAAGTTCGAACAGCGTGCAACACTTGTTCCTGCTACCGCAACTGTTCCCGTTTCGTTCCTTGACCGTGTTTACGGTCTGGCTCGTCTCGTTGGCCCGATGCTTGATGTGGCTGAGGTTATCCAGCGTTCTTCCGGTAACGATCTTCGTATCCCGGTTTACACTGGCTTCTCGACTGCTACGGCTTCGTCTGCTGGTTCAGCAATTAGTGAAAGCAACCCGACATTTGACAGCATCCTTCTTCAGCCTGTGAAGATGGGCTTCATTGTTCCGATTGCTAACGAGCTTATTTCTGACGCTGGCTTTGATATTGAAGCTGTTATTGCTGAACAAGCTGGTAACGCTATCGGTTACGCTGTGAACGGTACGGCAACTTCTGTTCTTGTTGCTGCTGCTGGTTCTGGTGTTACCGCTTCGAGCGCAACCGCTATCTCGGCTGACAACCTCATTGATCTGGCTTACTCGGCCGATGGCGCTATCCGTCGTCGCCCAGGTGTCGGTTACATGGCTAACGGTTCGACCATTGGCGCTATCCGCAAGCTGAAGGATACTGCTGGCAACTACCTTTACCAGGTGGGCGTTGGACAACCTGACACTTTCGCTGGTTTCGCTATCTACGAGAACCCTGCTCTCGACTCGGTTGCTACCGGCAAGAAAGCTGTTCTGTTCGGTGACTTCAAGAGCCACAAGATCACGACCACCGGTCTTGATGTTGCCACCTCGGTTGACGCTTACTTCGCAAACGATGTAACGGCATACCGCTTCACTTACCGTGTCGCTTCTGGCCTAAGCCACAGCGGCCATGTTAAGTACCTGCTCCAGCCGTAAGGTTTGAGTAAATAAGATTCCCCCGCCAGTTGTAGGTTCTGGCGGGGGATTCTCTTTTATCGTCTGTGCCGCACCATTGGCACTCCACTAACAGCTTTACTTTCTGTGTAGTAGATGTCACCTATCTGGTGACACACCGAGTATATGGCTAGACTTGGCTTATGGGCAAACCTACTTTTGAAAAACTTTCTGGCGCTATTTCTCTCGTCTCTAACACTCCTGGGATGCCGACTGGTTACGGTCAGCAGGGCGAATATTTGGTTGAGCGTATGTTGCGCCACAACCTTGATGTTGCCGTGCTATCTAATTATGGGCATGAAGGTACTTTGACGACTCTTGACATTGGGGGTAAATCTATTCCGCATTATCCTCGAGGGTTGAAACAGTATAGCGAGGATGTGATTCGTGCCTACCATCTGGATTTTACGAGCCAGTTCCCGAATAAGAAGAATGCTGTTTTTACTCTTTATGATGTGTGGGTTTACGATAATCTGCCGAAACCTGACGAGTTTGATGTGCCGATTATTTCGTGGGTGCCGCTGGATCATGTTTCTTTACCGCCGCTGGTTCACAAGTTTTTATTGCGTGAGAATGTTCAGGCTGTCACTATGTCTCCACATGGTCAACGACAACTTGAACAGGCGGGTATTGATTCGATTTATATTCCGCACGGTGTCGATTTGAAAGTGTATAAGCCGACAGAGTTTATGTCTGATGGTTCGACGGTGCGCGAATATTTGGATATTGGCGGCGAGTTCCTTGTTGGTATGGTTGCGGCGAATAAGGCGAATGGTCTGGTTCATCGTAAAGCGTATGCTGAGCAGTTGCTTGCGTTCAGTATGTTTTTGCAGAAGAAGCCTGACGCGAAACTTTATATTCATGCTGAGGCTTCTGCGTCGATGGGCGGGTTTGATTTGCCAGCTTTGGTGAAGGCTTGTGGTATTCCTGAAGGTTCAGTTATTTTCCCTGACCCGTTAGCTCATAGGCTTGGGTTTAGTCAGCAGGATTTGGCAGCACTATATACAAGTTTTGATGTTCTTCTGCATGCCGGTTATGGTGAGGGTTTTGGAGTTTGTGGGGTTGAAGCTCAAGCGTGTGGTACGAGGGTTATTACTTCTGATTGGGCTGCTACCGCAGATTTGGCTTCTGAGGATTCGTGGCTTGTTCCTGGTTCTCCGTGGTGGGATGAGCCTCAAAAGTCATGGATGCAGATTCCGAATATTAATGCGATTGCTCAGGCTTTGGAGATGGCTTCTGAGATGGAGCGTGGCCCATCTGAGTATGCTCTCGAGTTTGCGAAACAGTTTGATGTTGAGACTGTCTGGCATTGGCGTTGGCTACCGTATTTGAGAAAGATGTTTAAATGATTCCTGTTTTGGGTGTGCCAACTTTGACCCGGCACGATTTGTGTGAACGGTTGCTCGAGTCGATTGATTACCCTGTTGAGCATTTGGTTATCGTCAATAATGGTGATCCAGCGTGGCGAGCTGTGAAGCCGAAACTTGTGGAGCGGTTGAGTCAGATTGATATGCCAGCTAATCAGGGTGTGGCGGGGTCGTGGAATCTGATTATTAAGGCGACTCCTTTCGCACCGTATTGGCTGATTACTGGGGATGATACTTGGTTTCCTGAAGGATCACTCGAGGAGATTGCTTGTAAAGCTGGCCCTGATGCTTTATATCATTTGCAGGTTGCGCCGAAATGGGCTTCTTTTGCTATCGGCGAGGATGTGGTGCGTGAGGCTGGGCTTGCGTGTGAGCTTTTCCATCCAGCATATTTTGAGGATAATGACTGGCAGCGTCGTATAGATGAGGTTGCTGAAACTAAATATCTTGATATTCCGGTTCATCACGACAATAGTTCTACTTTGAAGAGTGGTTTTGAATATAAGAACGGTTCTACTTTTGTAGCGAATATGGCCGTATATGAGCGGCGGCGTGAAGATGGCGTGTCTACTGGTGGCGAATGGGATTTGGATATTCGCCGCACGAACAGTTGGGATTGACGCGGTAGAATGATAGGAGACTTGAGGAGTTTCTGTGAGCGTTACTAATGGTTATTGTTCGCTGGCTGATGTGAAGGCGGCTTTGCGTATCACTGATGCGATTGATGATAGCCTTATCGAACTTTCGATTGAGGCTGCGTCGCGTGAGATTGACGGCTACTGTGAGCGTGTCTTTTATTCGACTACGGGTACGCGCGTTTATTTCCCTGATTCTGTTTTAACGGTTGAGACTGACGACATTATTTCGGTCACTACTTTAAAAACGCTCGGTACAGATAACACTTTCTCGGTCACATGGAATCCTGCTACGGAGTTTCAGCTTGAGCCTTTGAATGGTGTGGTGGGCGGTATCAGCCAACCTTATACTCGTATTCGCGCGATTTATGATCTTGTTTTTAATGACAGATTGCAAGTTGCTTCTGTGCAGGTTGCTGGCGTTTTTGGTTGGTCATCTGTTCCTACTGCCGTGAAACAGGCTTGTGTTCTTCTTGCTATGCGTCAGTTCAAACGGTATGACTCGCCTACCGGTGTGATGGGTTTTGGCGATATGGGTGTTGTGCGTGTCGGCCGTGTTGACCCTGACATTGAGGCTCTTTTGCAACCGTTCAAAAAGATGGCATACGCTTAATGTCTATTTCTGAAATGCGTTCAGGTATCGCAACAAACCTAACAACTATTCGGGGCTTACGCGCAAGCGAAACTATCCCCGACCAAGTGAATCCGCCGGTTGCTGTTATCGGTTTGCAGTCTGTAACTTATGACCAGTCTTTTGGTCGCGCCGCCGTTGGCACTTCAATTTACAATTTTATTATCACTGTCGTTTGTGGTCGTGCTTCTGAACGCGAGGCACAAAATAGGCTTGATGCATATATTTCTACTGGGGCGAGTTCTGTGAAAGCTGCTGTAGAGTCTGAACGGACTCTTGGCGGTTCAGCTTATGATTGTCGCGTAAGCGAAATGTCTAATGTTTCGTCGGTTATAATAAATGATGTAACTTATCTGACTTGTGATTTTGCTGTTCAGGTTTATTCAAATTAAGGAGATACAAGGTGGCTAAACTAGTAGCAACCGATTACAAGATTACGGTTAACGGCACTAACTTTAGTGATCACCTTGCAGCCGTGACTCTCGACACTTCTGCTGACGAGGTGGAGACTACTGCGTTTGGGCAGACTTTCCGCACCCGTGTTGGCGGTCTCAAGGATGGCTCTATTCAGCTCGACTTTCACCAGGATTTTGGTGCTTCGTCTGTTGACGCCACACTGTTTCCCCTTCTCGGCTCGAATGCTACTGTTGTCGTCATTCCCACGAGCGGTACTGTCAGCGCAACAAACCCGAGTTATACTGGCGTTTTCCTTGTATCGCAATATCAGCCTGTTGCTTCTTCGGTTGGCGACCTTGCTACGCTTTCGGTGACTTGGCCGACTGCTGGTACGGCTGGTATCACTAGGGCTACTGCGTAACTATGAATCCGCTTAACCTACAAGTTGCTTACCTTGACGGTACTGAGGCTTCTGCTGATGTTATCGCTATTGACATGATTGCTTTTGAGTCAAAGTTTGATTTGTCGATGGCGCGGCTTGATAAAGATATGAAGTTGACTCATCTTTTTTGGCTGGCTTGGCATTCTCTTTACCGACAAAAGCTGACTGCGCTCGAGTTTGAAGAGTGGGCTGCTACTGTTGCCGGTGTCGGCGAGGGTGATTCAAAAAAATAGTTGGGCTGGGCGAGTCTAGCTTTCACTGGACTATTGCCACTATTGCGGTTGAGACTGGGATTGCTCCTAGCGAACTGTTATCGCTTGAGCCTCGAATGTTGTGGACTATTCACCGCTATATGGTTGCCCGTAGTCAGGCGAGCCAACGGAAGCGGTAGAATATCTTAGAGGTGTTGTGATGCTTAAGCCATATATTGAGGGCGCTAATTTTCGGCAGATGGTTGCCGATTTGAAGGAGCTTGACCCTAAAATGGCTGCGCGTTTTCGCAAGGAAATTCGGACTCCTTCTAAAGATTTGGGTAATCAGGGTGCGGCTGCGTTTCCTGCAACTGATCCGCTCAGTAATTTTTGGATGTCGAAAATGTCTGAGTATGGTTCGCGCCCACCTGTTTCGATTTCTATTACTGGCGGTTCAAGTAAAGCTAAAAGTTTCAGTAAGTTGTTGCAGATTGTTTTGAAGCCTGGCACTCCTGGTTATTCTCTTGCTGAGAACATTGATTTGCGTCGTGTGAAAACACCGCAAGGTCGTGCGTTGTTTAAGAATCTTGATGACCGTTATCCGCGCAAATATAAGCGTGGTCGTTTCGCTTTCCAGACAATTATGGCTAAGCGTGAAGAATTGTATAAGACGATTGAGAATGCCATGGAGCGATGGCAGAACGAGATTACTAGGGAACAGGCTGACTGATGGCTATTCGCATACCTATTCTTTGGCGTAACGAGGATTCTGGTCTTAGACAGGCTCAAGCCTCGGTATCTAATTTCAGTACGGTTGCCGCTGGCGCTTTCGCCTATATTGGCGCGATGGCCGTTCAGGGAATGGCTCAGGCGGCTCGAGCTGTCGTCGATTATGGTATTGAAGCTGCTAAAGCTGCTGCTGAATCCGATTCTGTTGCTCGAGGATTGGAACAGATTGCTAAAAACAGTTCAGCTTTTTCTGCTACGACTTCGAACCTTAAAGCTGCAACTACTGCCCTAACGGATCACTCAACAAAAATGTCAAAACTTATTGGCATTGATGATGAAGTTTTGAACAGCATGAAGCGTACTTGGCTTGCTGTTCCTGAGCTTGCGGGTCGTGGTGCTGATGGTATCAATAAGCTCGCTGAGGTTGCGGCTGATGTTGCGGCTGGTACTGGTAAAGATATTGAGTCTATCGGTCAGGCGTTTATCAAAGTTTCTGGTGACGAAGAAACGGCGTTAAGTAAGTTGCGCCGCGCGGGTATCGTTTTGAGCGACCAGCAGAACGCTACTTACCAGCAAATTCTTGATACTAATGGCCAGATTGCCGCTCAGGATTATTTGATTGAAACCCTGGGTCAAACATATAAGGGTGCGGCTGAGGCTGCGGCTAACCCCTTTGAGCGCGTGAAAGCTATTCTTGAGGATTTACAGGAGCGTATTGGTGCTGCGTTTATGCCAGCTCTTGAGGCTGCAATTCCTAAAATTCAGGAGTTCGCTGACAAGCTTGTTGCTGACCCAGTATTTCAAAGTTTCCTTTCAAGCGTTACCCAAAATTTTACGGATATGATTCCGGTAATTTATGAAACTGTCCAAAATCTTATTCCGTTAATTGAATCTCAACTTCCAACCATTAATGAAATATTGCCTTCTATCAATAGTTTGATGGAAGCTTTAGCTTCTGCTATTAAATTAACTGGTGATAGCGCTACTGATTCTTATGGCCCGCTGGGTGATTTGATTATTGCTGCTGGGCTACTTGGTGATGCGGCAGATTGGGCTTTTACTTCAATAAATAATTTGAAAGGTTCTCTCGGCGGTGGGTGGGGGCCTGTGGTTGATTCTATAATTCAGACTCTTACGCCACTGCAAAGAACTATTGAAATTATTATTGGTGGGCTTGCTTTTATTACTGGCAATAAAGAGGTAGCTACTCAAATGGCTACCGGCAAGTCAATGAAGCAATTAGAAAATGCCTATAATCAACGCACTAAAATTTTAAAAAGTTATCCTGGTCAGGCTGATGGTGGTGTGACTACTCGTGCTGGTTTGTCGTGGGTTGGTGAGAATGGCCCTGAACTTTTGAGCCTTCCTGTTGGCGCTCAAGTGACGCCTTTAGATAAGGTTTCTGGTAGTGGCGGCTCAACCTACAACATCAACATCAGCACTCTGAAAGCTGACGCGAGTATTGGTGAAATCATCGTGAACAGTATTCAACGGTATGAACGGTCAAGTGGCCCCGTCTTTGCGAAGGCTTAGGGATGCAAACTAACACCACTGTTGAGGTTGGTTTTGAACTGACCACAGGAGACCAGCCGGTTTTTCGTCTTGACGATACTGTGCGTGGTCGTCTCGATAACACTACTTATCGTTTGGCTGGCGCTATCTTCATTGATATCACTAATGCTGTTACAGGGTTGAGTATTAAGCGGGGTAAGAGTCGTGAGCTTGACCGCTATTCGGCCGGTCAGGCTTCGATTACTTTAAATAATGAGAACCGTTATTTTGACCCGCTATATTCTTCTTCTCCGTATGTGAATAATATTATTCCGCGTCGTGCGGTGAGGATTTCGACTAACTCGGTTGTGCAGTTCACTGGTTATGTTGAGGACTGGAATTTCGATTACGATATTTCGGGTAAATCGAATGCGATTATTCAGGCTGCTGATGCGTTCACCCTGTTGGCGCAACAAAATGTTTTACCTGGTACTGCTACGCCACAGTTGACTTCTGATCGTGTGGCGGCTGTGTTGAATATGTCTACGGTGGCTTGGCCTGTTATTGACCGGAATATTGATACAGGTTTGCAGACTGTTGGTGCTGATGTTTTTTCGGGTAATGCGCTCGAGTATTTGCAGAAGGTTGAGACTAGCGAGCAGGGTTCTCTCTATATTTCGAAGGATGGCAAAGTTACTTTCATGGCGGGTGATGCCACTCCGACTACGACTACGACTACGACTTTTGCTGATGATGGTTCTGGTATTCCGTTTACTGCCGCACAGGTCACTTATGGTACGGAGTTGCTTGCTAACCAGGTTACGGTTACTTCTTCTGCCGGTACTGCTTCAGCGAACAATTTGACTTCTCAAACCGCATACGGAATTACTGCTACTTCACTTGATACTTTGCTTTCTACGAACGCGGCAAATCAGAGTGTCGCTGATTTCACTGTCGCTAAGTATGGGAATCCTGAATACCGTTTCGAGGTTATAGATATTCAGTTGGATGGTATTACTGGTTCTCAAGTGTCGTCTGTTTTGGCACTCGACTTGGGTTCTATCGTGAAAATTGTTTTCACACCTAATAAGTTGGGTTCTGCTATTACTCAGTACGGGCAGGTTATTGCTATCGAACATCGTGTTGGAATTGATCAGCATACGGTTAGGCTTGGGTTTGCAGGACTATCGTTTTCGTTGCTCGTGTTGGATGATGTCGGTTTTGGTATTCTTGATTCAGATAGTTTAGGGATGTAGTATGGCTGGTTTGGGTTACAAGCATTGGGCTGCTAATGATGTTTTGAGCGCCTCGGATATTAACGGCTATTTGGCTGATCAGTCTGTGATGCGTTTTGCTTCTTCTGCCGCGAGGGCTGCCGCCATTTTGTCTCCTACTCAGGGTATGACTACTTATTTGGATTCGACTGGGGCGCTTGAGGTTTATTCGGGTTCGGCGTGGGTTGCTGTTGTTGCTGATGGTTCGATTACTAATGCAAAACTTGCGGCCAGTAGCGTTGATTCTACAAAAATTCAAGCTGGCGCTGTTGGTGATACACAGATTTATGCGAATGTTGATGCCGCAAAAATTACTTCCGGCACTTTTTCCACTGCTCGTATCCCTAACTTAGATGCTTCTAAAATTACTTCTGGAACTATTACAGTTGGTGTCGATACGACTTCAAGTGTTCGTGGCACTAATCTTTATGTTTCTGGTGCGGAAGTTACTCCCGGTTCTTCGGGGCATTTTTATCACACTGGTTATGGAATTTTTGATGCTGGCATTAATTCTGCAAATGTTATCGCGCGCCCGCTGGGTTCGTGGACTTCTGTTGTCACAAATTCGAGCGGTTATCTTGGTTATGGTTCTTCGAACCGTGACAGCAAACAGGATATTGAGGCGGCCGAGTTTACTGCTGAGCAGGGTCTTGGCGTTGAGGTTAAGCAGTTCCGGTACAAGCTTGATGTTGAAGAGTTTGGTGATGATGCGCCGGTTACTGTCGGTGTGATTGCTGAAGAACTTATTGAGCTTGGTCTTGAGAAGCTGGTTGTTTTCGATGATGAGGGCAAACCTAAAGGTGTGCATTATGAGCGTTTAGCGCTTGTTTTGTTTCCTGTTGTGAAGGAGCAGCAGTCTAGGCTTGATGCGCTTGAGGCGCGTCTTGAGAAGTTGGAGAAGTAATGGCTGGCTTGGGTCGTAAGGTTTTTACTGCTGGCGAGGTTTTGCGGGCAGCAGATGTGAACGGCTATCTGATGGATCAGACTGTTCAGGTGTATGCGGGTACTGCTGCGCGTGGCTCGGCCATTGGCACAGCAACAACTGAGGGAATGATTACTTATCTTGCCGATACAAACAAACTACAGGCCGCAACTGGTACGGCAACTTGGGTTGATGTGTCAAGTAAAATTGTTCAAGTTGTTCAAGGAACATTGACAACAACCGCTTCATCGAGTTCAACCTCTTTTACCGATACTGGTCTGAGTGTGACAATTACTCCAACCGTAAACACTTCAACTATTTTGTTGATATGTCAAGGTAATGCGTCAATAACTTATCCTTCTAGCTTCAACTCAACGGCACAATTCCGCTTGACTGGTGGTAATTCTTCCAATTTTGTTGGTGACGCAGCATCTAACCGTACTCGTACAGCTATTCATTTGCGTTCAGCCTCCGCATGGATTCCAGCAGATACTTCAGTACCGTTCAACATTACTTACATGGATTCTCCGGCTACAACCTCAGCTACTACATATAAGCTGCAATATAAATATGGTGAGTCGGGTGCTGGCGGTGGTGTTGTATATATTAACCGTTCTTACAACGACACAGATTCTACTTTGTTTGGCCGTACAGCTTCTTCACTTATTGCTATCGAGGTTCTCGCATAATGGATATTTCACAAATTCTTTATATTAATTTTCCTGGGGCCGAATGGACTTTGAATGGTGATGAATATTCTGGTTTGAATTGGTTGGATGATTCACCAAAACCTACCGAAAATGAACTTGAAAAATTATGGGCTGAAACACAATATAAAGTTGCTTGCGATTTGATTTCTAAAGAGCGTAGAAATGCTTATATTTCTGAATCCGATCCAATATTTTTTCAATATCAGCGTGGTGAAAAAAGTAAAGAAGAATGGTTGGCTGCTGTCCAAGCAGTAAATGCGCGTTATCCTATGCCGGTGAAATAATATGCGGCAGCCGTGTGACTATCGTTATGATGCTTCCGATCCTTTCGGGTCGATGGCTGGCGGCCGTAAGTATCCTCATACAGGTTCAGATTGGCCTGCACCGACAGGTTCTAATGCTTACGCGATTTCTGATTGTGTAGTGACTGCGACCGGCTGGCATAACGGTAACGGTAATTATGTGGCTGTACGGCTTCTTGACGGCTCATACTGGTCTTATATTCATTTGAGCAAGATTCTCTGTAATGTCGGCCAGTCTCTCGCTGAAGGGGCGATTCTCGCCCTCACCGGCAATACGGGAACAAACTCGCGCGGCCCACACCTGCACTGTTCACATTCTGACTCGCCGCAAGTCTATGTAGGCTTAGGGCATCTCACTGATCCGTGGGAATATTTGAAAGCTCACCCTGATAATATAGTTACTGGAGATATTGATATGCGCGTAATTTTTAGTGACCCAGCTCAGGGCGGTGACGGCTCGTTTGCTCTTATAGGCGAGTTCAGTTATCAGCCGATTGCCAACATGGATTTGGTTACGATGTTGACGAAAACTTTTGGAGCATATGCGGCACTTTCGAAAGCTGAATATCTCGAGAACATTAATTGGGTGAATGCTCGTCGTGCTTCTGCCCCGGCTTCTGGCGGTTCTGCCACGGTCGATGTGAAAGCTATTTCGAAGCAGGTTTTGGATGACGCGGCTGCGCGTCTAAAAGCATAATGTCTGGCATTGACCAGGCAAGCTTTCAGGAGCTGCTTGGTGAAATTAAGTCTATTAAGACTGATACTGCGTGGATGCGTAAAGAGATTGCGAGACAGGGGGCGAGTGTGAAAGACCTTGACGAGCGGGTGCGTGAGCTGGAACAGGCTGTGACGCAAATTAATGCGAAGATGGACGCGCAGAAAAAGACTCCGATTGGTTGGCCCGCGATTGTCGCAGCCTGTGTTGCTGTGATTGTTCTTATCATTAGTATTCTTGACCGTTTGTATGGTGTCTGATTGGAGATTGAATGTCGTGGTTGACTCCCGCGAAGCGTAAATGGTTGTATTCGGTTACTGCCGCCGTGAATGCGCTTGCTGTTGCTGTTGTTCCTGTCTTGGTTCAATTGGGTTGGATTGATGCTCCCGCCGCTGAACAGGTGTTGCAGATTGCCGGTGGCGTTCTTGCGCTGGTGTCTGCTGTTGTTGCTATCAATTTTGTTCCAGGGAAGGTTGATAAGTCGGTTGGAGAGTAAGGATTCTGTGGCGGGCTATCAAGTGCCGATTGATCCGATGGATGCTTTCCAATGCGAGTCTTGCCAGTAGTATAGGAATTGCGCGTTCCCCCATGCCGCGCAGCCCCGCCAGTACCTCTCTCTGGCGGGGCATTTCTTTTGCCTGAAATGTTGCTTATTGTCGGTGGGCGGGTCTAGTATTTAGTCAGCCTAGAGAGAGGATATTTATGGCTACGAAATCGACTCCACCGCTGAAGCGGGATGAAATCTGGTCGCAGTCTGCCGACGAGTTTAATCAGTGGCAGCTTATCGACCGTCAGGAACGCTATCAGGAGCGTTTATTCTGGTTGGCGCTATGTACGGGTGCTATCACTTTCGGTGCGTTCTGTTTCGCGCTGGGGGCGATTGTGGCTGGCTTATGATTACCGCAGATAGGTTTGTTGCTCGCTCGTCGGATCGTGTGGCGTGGCTTGAAGCTAGGCGTAATTCGATTAGTGCGACGACGGTGGCGAAGGCTTGCACTCCTGCGGGTTTTCGTCAGGTGATTGAGGATATGGTCACGCCGCGTGAGATTGTGCCGAATGATGTGATGCGGTGGGGTGTGGAGCGTGAACCGTTTATCGCCCAAAGGGTGAAAGAGTTGATGGGGATTATGCCCAATGACTGGCTTATCTCTTATGATGCTGGAACGCGGGCATGGATGACTGCAACACCTGACGGGTTGTCGCTCGACCATACGAAGATTGGCGAATATAAAACTTCGGGTAAGCCGCTTGACCAGATACCAGTTCACTATCTGCGTCAAGTGCAGTGGCAGCTTCATGTGACTGGTGCAGAGCGTTGCCTGTTCGCCTACGAGCTACGGCTCGAGCGTGACGGCAAGTTCTACCCTGGGATTGATATTGAGACCCAGTGGGTTGACCGTGACGAAAAGATGATTAAAGAACTTGTCTCGGTGGCTGAACAGTTGCAGCAGAATCTTGTCTACCGTGACTGGGATGAGATGCAGATGATAGAGAGTGAGTGGGGCGAAGCTCCGAGAGAGGAAATGAAGTAATGGCTCAGTTCAATTTGGAAAACTACGAAACCGTTGAGGAACGCATTACGCGCTTCTATGAGGCGTATCCTGACGGCCGGATTATGACCTACGACTATTCGAGCGAGGATGACCGTGCCCATTCGGTGTGGCGTGTTCGTGCCGAAATATTCCTGAATGTGGGGGATCAGGCGGCCGAGTTGCCTAAGTCTGTCGGTCACGCTTTCGAAGTTGACGGTGCGGGGATGACGCAGAAGGCTAGTGCGCTGGAGACTTGCGAGACTTCCGCAATTGGTCGTGCGCTTGCGAATATGGGCATGAGTGGTAATCGCCGCACTACGCGCGATGAGATGGAGAAAGTGAAGCGTATTGCTGATGCGCCTGTACCGTCTGACCTTGATGTTCGTTTGAAGGCTTGTGAGTCTCAGGCTGAACTTGATGATTTGTATGCTCAGGCTCTTGCTGGCGGCTGGTGGACTCCCGAAGTGCAAGCAAAGTTTAAGAAGCGGAAGGGAGAGCTGAAGTGAGCGAACATAAATGCGATTCGTGCGGCAAGTGGGCTGTAAGTTTATGGCGGTCGAAAGACGGCGGTCTTTATTGTGCAGAATGTTGGGGTAAATGATGGATAGGGAAGTGTTGCAGCGGCGGCTGTCTGATGCGGCATCGCGTTTAGAGGATTGGCTTGAAGCGCACGAACATTTTGACGAGGTTTCCGCGTCGGATTGTGAGCGGTTTCAGTATGAGATGAACCAGGCGGTGTTGAAACAATTGCTTTGGTGTGCGGATTATGACCCGTTTGATGAGGATTCTCAACAGTTCGCTTTGGTGGTGGAGACTTATTGTGTTGACGCCTGATGCTATCCGGCAAGAACTGTTTATGGTCGGTAAAGAGCTGTCAAAGGCTGCTGACGCTATCTACCAGTATGAGGTTGACGCTGAAAAAGATGACATGTCGGTGCAGTTGGAGTTTGATAAAGAGTTTCTGTTGGCGGCGGGTTCTGTCGAGGATCGTAAGGCTCATGCGCGGGCGGTTTCGGCTGAGTCGAAGGCGGCCGCTATCGTGTCGCGGGCTGTCTATAACAGGGCGAGGATGAAAGCGAAACATTTGGAGCTTGAACAGATGCGGCTCATGGCGGTTTTGAAGTCTGTGCAGGGTGAGGGTGCGTGACCTTGAGTGGATGGACTACGCGAGCTGTGCTGAGGTAGTTCCTGACCTTTTCTTTGTCGAGCCAAACCAGCGGGCTGATGCTGAGTTGGCGAAACAGTTTTGTCGTCGTTGTCCGGTTCGTAAGCAGTGTTTGGAGTATGCGGTGTCGAATAAGTTTGTTGATGGTATTTGGGGTGGTACTACGGGGAATGAGCGGGCAAGGATTTGGCGGGCGAAAAAGTCTGAAAAATAATTGTGTTTTAGACTTGCGCGTGTAATACATCGGGTGTATGTTTTTCATATAGGCAGAAAGCCTAAAGAGAGAGGAAACAAAATGGACACAACCGTAATCTACAAAGACTTCAGCACCGAGCGTGGCGCACTTGCTTATGTTGCTCGCAGCGCAGCTAAATATGGTGTCGAGCTTGTCGTTGCATACCGTGGCGGCACATACTATGTGGAAAGCAAGTAAGGGGGAATTATGAATACTCCGATTCGTACTATTCGTGTTCCTGACTATTTATGGGATGCCGCGAAGTCTGCCGCAGAATATGAAGATTTGACTATTTCGGATGTGGTTCGGGATATGTTGATGCAGTATGTTCGTCTGATTGATGAAGAGCGGGCTAATGCGGTCTGAACGGTATTTGCTGGTGCGTGGTCTTGTACGATTGGCTGTGCTGGTTGCTGGTGCTGTGCTGGCTGCTGGCGGGTTGTGGCTGCTGGTTAGTTTGGCGGCGTGTTGGTAATCCCAGAGAATCCGCGTATCGGATCACTGTTTAGTGGTTATGGCGGCCTTGACGAGGGGGTGAAGGCTGTTATCGGCGGTGAGGTGGTTTGGCATTGTGAGTGGGATGATGCGCCTTCAAAGATTCTTGAGGTGCGTTATCCTGGCGTTCCTAACTATCGGGATGTTTCTCAGGTGGATTGGTCGAGCGTTCCTGCTGTCGATGTTTTAACAGGCGGGTTTCCTTGCCAAGATGTGTCTCTTGCTGGTGCTAGGCGCGGTTTGGCTGAAGGTACTAGGTCGGGTTTGTGGTCGGAGTTTGCGAAAGCTATCGGGGTTTTGCACCCTAGTTTGGTGGTTATAGAGAATGTCAGAGGGTTACTTAGTGCAAGCGCCTCTAGCGATATGGAGCACTGTGCGTGGTGTTTGGGAGACGAGCCGGATGAACCTGTTTTGCGGGCACTTGGGGCCGTTCTTGGAGACTTGGCCGACCTCGGGTATGATGCGGAATGGCAGGGTGTTCGCGCCGCTGATGCGGGAGCGCCTCACAACAGGTTTAGGGTTTTCATCGTCGCCTATCCCAGATGATTCGATGTTGCGTACTCCTTCAGCGATTGAGGGTGAGGGTGGCGCGATTAGTGAGGATGATGCGCGGGCTAAGGGGCGTATGGTTCAGGTTCGTGATCAGGTTGCTCAGTTGGCGTTTGAGAATGGTTTGCGTGTTCCTGATGGGGTTGCTTCGAGCTTGTTGCCTACTCCAGCGGCAAGTCAGTTTAATGATTCTGAGGATGTGTCTACTTGGTTGAATAGGCGCGAGCAGGTTAAGTTAACTCTCAATAATGGGAATGGTTTTGGTACTCCGCTGAATATTGCTGTTCGTTTATTGCCTACTCCTCAGACTATGGATGGATTGCCAGCGCGGTCGCCTGAGAAGATTGCTGAAAGTAAGGAGCGCACACCGGCTGGGTACAGTAATTTGCGTGAATCGGTCGTGAATGATTTGCTTCCTACGCCTATGACTTCTGAAGCGCGACAAACTAATTCGCCAGGAGGTTGGAATAGAAACAGTCCACCTTTAGGCACTATGGTTCATGCTACTGATTGGGGTAAGTTTCAGCCAGCTATTGAACGCTGGGAGCAGGTTATTGGCCGTGAAGCTCCTGCGCCGACAAAGCCTGACGGTAAAGATGGCGCACACCGGCTGTCTAGTAAGTTGACTGAGTGGATGATGGGGCTTCCTGACGGGTGGATTACTTCGGTAGGGTTGACCCGTAATGAGGAGTTGAAAGCTTGCAGTAATGGTGTTGTTCCCCAACAGGCGGCACTAGCATTATCTATCTTGCTGAATAAGCCCGTAGAGAGAGAGAGAGAGAGAAGTGATGAAGCTTCCCACACCAACGGTGTCTGATACTTTCACCAGTAATCTTGCGAGTTCGCAGCAGAAGGATGGCAGTATGCATTCGGTTACTTTGCCGCAGATTGTGGAGCGGATTCATGGCACGAAGTAGGGCTTCTGCGAAGGCGGCCGGATCATCATTCGAACGGCTGATTGCTGACTGGCTGGCTATGAATATTGACGACCGTATCGACCGGCGTGTAAGGTCTGGCGCTCAAGATAAGGGCGACCTGGCGAATGTTCGCGCCTACGATAACCGAAAGATAACTTGCGAGCTAAAGAATGTGACTCGCCAGGATTTGCCTGGCTGGTTGCGTGAGGCTGAGACGGAACGCCAGAATGCGGGGGATGATTTGGCTGTTGTGATTCATAAACGGTTTGGGAATGGTAAAGCTGGTGAGCAGTATGTGACTATGACTGTCAAGACTTTTGCAGAGTTTTTGCGGAAGGATGACGGGCTATGAGCATCGGCCGTAAATCGCGTTCTCAGGTGTCGAAAAACCGGCAGCAAGTATTCACCCGTGACCATGAGTGTTGTGTCGTTCAAGGTTCGTTGTGGGCGCGCCTAGAGCCTTGCCGTGGACAGTTGACGGTACAGCATCGGGTTGGCCGCGGCATGGGTGGTTCAGCGAAATATGATGCGCCAGAATATATGGTTGCGATGTGCGCACACCATAACCAGTTGCAGACTTCGAGTGCCGAGTTTGCGAAAGCGTGTGAACGGCTCGGCTGGTCGGTGCGCCGATCTGTTGCCGACCTATATTCGGTGACGGGTATTCCCGTGTTTTATGGCTGTGAGGGCTGGTATCTATTGACGACGGATTTCCGGCGGGTGCTTATCTCGAATGAGGAAGCCGAGGAATACATGGCGCTTCTTTACGGCAAGTCTGACTGACGGTGGTATTATGAACCTACAAATAAAAAGTGCCCGCCGCGAAGTGGAAGCTTCCGACGGGCTGACCAGCTAACAAGGAGCTGATATGCCTAGCATACCTATAAACACAAGCCGACGCGATACGGCTCTACAATATCTCGCATTATCTGCCCGCAAACTCAGCGAGGCGACAACACTCGAACAGTCTCTTATTGAGGCGAAACAGCGGCTGCGTTATATTCAGCTTGCAATAACTCACGGATGTACCGAGAACGAGCTGCGAATGGCGCTTGGAGTATCGGTACAACACTTGCGCGAACTTGTTGCACTCGAGGTGAACTAATGGCTCGAATGCGTACTATCAAACCCGAGTTTTGGACTGACGACAAGATTGTCGAACTCTCACTACTGGCAAGACTGCTATTCATTGGCTTATGGAACTTCGCTGACGATGACGGCTATCTCGAGCATTCACCCAAACGCATAAAGCGACTCATCTTCCCTGACCAAGACATTGATGTTGAGCAGGGCCTTCTTGAGCTTCTTGCGGCAGGTTTTCTCTGCGTATGCGACTCGGATCAAGGCGAGCTTTTGAAGATATGCAAGTTTGACGAGCATCAGCGGCCACAGCATCCTGTTCGCACGAAGTTTACGGGCATTCTCGAGCGTAATCTTGACGATTCAAGAGTTCTCATGAGTGCTCATGAGGTCTCCGCAGGTAGAGTAGAGGAGAGTAGAGTAGTTAAGAGTAGAGAAGTTAATAATGTTCACGATGTGAACGCTTTTGACGAGTTCTGGACTATCTGGCCTCGCAAAGAAGCCAAAGCTAAAGCGCGTACAGCCTATGCGAGAGCAATAAAGAAGATTTCTGAATCTGACTTACTGGCTAAAGCTAGAGAGTATGTCGATAATCCTTACCGGCCTGAACTTACTTTTGTTCCTCATGCTACTTCTTGGCTGAATGGTGAACGGTGGAATGATCCGCTGGCGGGTGATGTGCGCGAGAAGCAGGTTGTGGATAGGTTTGGGCGCAAGATTTTCTATGACGAGAATGGGATTGCTCGCGGCCCGAATGATTGGCAA